CACCTTTATAATCTTTTGGATCTGATAATGTTACTGTTACAGATAACTTTCTAATCTTACCATGTGATGGATCTCCTTCTTGTCTTTGATAAGGTTTATCCCAACCATCACAATGCCAATCATAAAATTGATCTTTAGTATATTTTGTAAATTGGCAAGATTCAGAAAAATCCCATTCAAAATTCCAACCTGCATTTCTATTTGCTTGATGAATATAAGGTTGTATTTCTTTATATATCCATCTGTCACTCATCCAAACAATATTTGAATTTCTTTTCTTTTTTAAATCTTTAATTTGTTTTTCATTTAATGGCCTATCACCATAACTTCCAGTAACTGCCATTTGATCTTGTAATGATTTTCCATATTGTACGATGTCATTACATATTCTTTCTGGTATTACACTTTGGAAATACCAATAATAATTTGTTAAATTCATATATATATATATTATACCGTTATTTTAAAAAAATTCAAGGGGTATAATTATTTAACTATTAAGCAACTGTCAATGTTCCTGATACTGTAAATGTTGCAACTTTACATCCACTTGGAGTAGTTGAAGTTTGATTAGTTCCAGGCGAAACTGTAAGTGTTGCAGCACTAGGTGCACTAACAACAACAATTCCTGAACCACCTGAAGCAACTCCTGAAGCATCAGTATATTCAACACCACCTGCTCCACCTCCAGTATTTGCAGCTCCTGCTGTTGCAACAGTTCCACCATCAAGACCTCCATTACCTCCACCACCTGCTCCACCAGTTCCTAGAGTTCCACCATTAGATGAACCTCCACCTCCACCTGCGTATGAAACATCTGAACCAGTAATTGTATTAGGTGCACCTGCTCCACCATTACCTGCATTAGTTCCACAATAATTACTACCAGCAGCAGTGGCTCCGCCACCGCCTCCTGCATGATAAGTACCACCACCAGCTCCACCATTATTACCTTGAGGTGGACTAACAGGAGGTGTATTTCCTGCTCCACCTGTAGAACCACCTGTTGAAGATCCACCACCACCTGAACCACCAGAATTTCCAGTAGTTAGAAGTTGTGTAGCAGCAGCTCCACCACCTGTTGATGTTATACTTGAAAATACAGAGTTAGAACCATCACTGGCTCTTGTAGCAGTAGAACCAGCAGTTGCACCTCCAGCACCTACTGTTATTGGAAAATCTGTTGCACAAAAAGAACTAAAAGGTATGGCCGATCCTCTTAAAGGACTTGGTCCAAAACCAGATGCCCTGTAACCTCCAGCACCAGAACCTCCTGAACCAGTACCCCTTGAACCACCTCCTCCACCTGCGACTACTAAATAATTTAAATCAAAAACTGATTTACGTCTAGGCCATGTGCCTTGTTGCAATGTTCTTAATTGACTTTTTAAATTCCATACACCACTTGCTTTGTTTAATTCTTTTGTAATAATTATACCTGATCCACCAGCAGCACCACCTCCACCAGTACCAGCACGACCACCGCCACCACCACCTCCAGTGTTAGTGCCTCCTGCTGTTGCGTTGTCTGCGTTACCACCTGAACCTTTTCCTCCACCACCTGATCCACCACATGGTTGAGTTGCGGGAGATGGACTACCACCACCCCAGTTTCCACCGCCACCACCGCCAGCGTATGTTGTACAATTTAAAGGACTAGAAGCACCAGCTCCACCATTTCCACCAACCCCTGATGAACTAACTAAAGGTGAACCACCTGTTGAACCAACGGCACCAGCTCCACCACCACCAGCTGCACCTTGCGGAGTATTTACTGCTCCTCCTGCATTACCTTCACATGCAACTGCATTTCCTCCTGCTCTAGATGGAGGACCACAATCTTGAAGGCCTCCAGCTCCACCACCAGAACCTCCAGGTTGACCAGCAGCTCCACTTGCTCCACCTACTCCACCCCCTGTTGTTGAAATTGGTCCACAAGAACTAGTAAGACTACTTGAAACTCCTTGACAACCACATCTAGGACTAGAAACAGTTCCTCCTGCTCCACCGCCACCTATTGTAAGTGCTACACTTCCTTTAGGAACATTTATGGAAGTAAAAGTTCTCATTCCACCAGCACCAGATCCACCGCCATTATAAGAACCTCCACCACCACCTGATACAATAGTAACATCAACTACTTGTGTTGCTGGTTGTAATGTTTTTGTTCCTGATGATGTATGGGTAGTAACTGTGCACTTCCCAAAAGAAGTTGTGTTTTTTTTACCAATGATTCCACCATTAGTTCTAGGCATTTATTAGTCTCCTATTAAGATGTCCAAGCTGATCCATTCCAATCGTAAACTGTAGGTGTTTCTGCTGTATCGTTTGATTTTCTTGCTTCCCAACCTGTGTCATTATCGGCTTGATATTTTGTTTCGTTCCATGAAATAATATAAGTAAAACCTGATCCAGATGTAGTTGATGGATATGTAATTGGTGCTTGCCAATCATCACTTCCATCTAGTGCCCATGAGGCATAAGGTTGTGGTGTAATAAATTTATTTTTAGATGCATCATATCTCATTCCAATACCTGCGTATTGTTTTCTAAAGTTATTGTTATAAGATGTTTGTTTCCAAGTGCCACCTCCAAAAAAATTAACACACCATGTTTCACCATCAGCGTGTTCATCTGAAGGCACACAATCATTACCCACGACTACAACTCTTTTTACAACTAAATGCGTATCAGATGTAAAACCTGTTGGGTCTGTTTTTGATTCTAGTTCTGCAAAATGTGCCATGTTTTATTTTCTCCTTAAAATTATTTTTATATATTAAAATCCTGCCCAATCTCCTGTTTTACGGAGATCATAAACTTCAGCTAATGTCCAAAAGCCTGGAGCAGTTTTAAAACTTACTTCTGGTTCTTTAACAACAACTATACCTGAACCACCTGCTCCACCAGCAATACATGTTCCAGTTGGACTTGGTGATCCACCTGATCCTGCTCCACCACCTCCACCACCTCTATTTGTAGTACCAGCACTACCTGCTACACCACCAGTTTTGTTACCATTTCCACCAGCACCGCCACCACCAGAACCTCCTGATCCTCCTGAAGTAGTAGATCCTGAAGGATAAGCGTTAGCATAAGCTCCACCACCACCACCACCTGAATATGATACATCAGAACCTGTAATTGTATTTGGTGCTCCTGCTCCACCAGCAGCTCCAGGAGAAGATGGAAAAGTTCCTCCAGGATGAGCTGATCCTGCAGCTGTTGCTCCACCACCGCCTGATCCTCCAGAACCATTATTATCTGCTCCACCATTATTACCTTGAGGTGGACTTACTGGAGGAGTATTACCTGATCCAGCTGTACCACTTGAATAAGATGTTCCTCCACCTGATCCTCCATTACCTGCTGCAGAGTTTGGGGCTCCAAAACCTCCACCAGTTGATGTAATGCAAAAAGCAGATGAGTCTGACCCAGCTGCACCTTTTTGATTTGCATTTGGTCCAGGAGATCCTGGTCCAGCAGCTCCACCACCTCCTACAGTTACACTATACTCTGTTCCTTTTGTAACTGGAACAGCACTACCTCTAAGTGGACTAGGTCCAAAACCTGTTGCACGATAACCTCCTGCACCACCACCTCCTGCAGCTACAACACATCCTCCTGCACCTCCACCGCCACCTCCACCAGCTACTATTAAATAGTCAACATTAGCTGTTGCTTGAGCAGTAAAAGTTCCTGATGAAGTAAAAGAAGTTACCTTTGCAGAAAGTGTGCCACTTCCTATTGTTTGAATGGGTCCTATAACTCCGCCATTAGCCATTAATTATATTGTCTCCTATAATTCTATCTATTATGCGTCATCTAATTCTTCGTAAGAAACAAAATAAGTTAAATCATTTGCAGCTGATGCTGTAAAATATAACAAATCTGTTTCATCTAAATAAATTGGATTCTCTAAAAAACTTAGAGTTGCATCTGCTGGTACTGATATTGTATTAGCAATCTTAACATAGTTAGATCCATTATCTATACTAACTTCAATTGTAATATCAGCAGCATTTGAACCATCTACGTTTGCAACAAG